AGTTTGTCGTGGATTACCCATAGTCATTACACTGTGATGCCAGAGCCACTCTAAATATTCTCGTCCCATACATATAGGACAATGGATCAAGTGTCAAGTTTTATTTTCCGTGAAACACGAACCGTGAAACTTTTTGTTTTTTTCGTAATATCTCTTATTCCTTTCAGCATATATTATTTTATTTTCTGGTATAGAATACCATTTTGCAAAAGATTTTCTCTCGGATTGTCTAGCTCTTTCTTTATTTTCTGGTATCGATAACCATTTTTTCATATAAGCTTTTTGCTTATCGTTATAATTATTAGTATTTAATTTTCTTCTTTTACGAGCATAAAGTTTCCAATACTCTTTATAGTATTCTTTCGTCCATTTATTCATAATATCTCCTTTCTTATTATCCCATTAATATAGGAACAAGAAACAAGTGTCAAGCGAAAAATTTAATTTTTTCCGCCACCACCCCCACCCTAATGGGTGGGAAATATTTACCCCGTTTCGCGATCCATGTCAATTGGACATATTGTCGCAGGGAAATTTGACCGTGAAAAAAAGGGCGGGTAAGAAAGGGATAACTAACCCGCCCTAATATTCTCGACGCGGAAACCATGCCCAATGGTTATTTGATCGCGGTCAAGAAATCTTTTACATCTGGTGGCGGTGGTAAAAACAAATAGTCCTTTAATCGTTCCCAATAGTATGGCGGTCGCAATTCCAAGATACACGGAACACGGAAACCGTCGCATTTTAACTCTTTGCCTTTGTCACCGTCATACAGTTTGATGATTCTTTGTTCGGTGTGCTTTACAAGGAAATAGTTTTTCCCATTTTCTTGGAAATGCTTGTAATTCCATGAGATTTGTGTCGGCGTGATATTTATTGAATTTTGCTTAATACATTTTAATTCAAGCCAAATTGACACTCCGTCGCGTATTCCGTACAAGTCGGGTATTCCGCCACCATGACGATTTTCAATTCTCATCCAATGGGCGTCAATGTTTTTAACAATCTCACGCCCAAAGTTTGATTCAATTTTTGCTGTCATTTAATCCCTTATTTATGACATTAAATATTTTTTGCGATAGTTCTTTTCTACCAATTAAACTTCCTTCATACCAATGTTCAGTTCCTTCAAAACTGTCGCGGTTCAATTCTTCATTAATTATATTGTCTTTGCAAATATTCGCAATCTTTTCAAGAATACCTACTAATAATTTTACGTCGCTCATTCAATTTTTTCCCAACCTTTAATTGCTTTTAATAAATCTTTATTATCTGTTATTAAATCAGTACATAAAACATTTTCACAACCTACTTTTATATTTGCTTTTAACCAATCCTTAACTTTTTTTACTATTTGTTGATCTTGCTCTAATTGTTTCATTTTTTCTTTCTTGTTATGATTTATTTCCCATTAATATAGGATAAGTTAATTGTCAAGCACAAAACCAGAATAATCTTTCCTAGCTTTCCCTTTTGCTACTAATCCCGCAATGGTATTTTTAATGTCTAAAAATCTCAAATCATGTAAATCAGCATTTATAACTTTATATCCTTTGTATGTTGTAGGAAGTTTTTTTCTAAATACGGCTGATATATTCCCGCCTTTTTTCAAAATATCAAATGCTTCTTTTTTATTATCTTCATTTAATGAATATGTAATATAATAATTATTTGGCAATTTCCCATTTACATAAGATAACGCCCTTTTATAGATTTTACTATAATCATAAAAAGTAATATTTTTAAATTCTTCCATAAGCCCTGTATTTTCCCATGATATGTCTGAAGTACCATTTAAACGAATACAGGGAATTAAATTTCTTGTTTTTGCTTTTGCTATAAATGATTTAATTTCTTTTCTGATCTGATTTAAAAATGTTTCACGTGAAAGAATATACCACCTCGTTTTATTTATTCTTCCTTGCTTAACATTATTAAAAGCCCCATGTCCCGCCGTATATAAACACGCTTTTTTGCAACCCTTTGAAGCCATAGGGCAAACATTAAAACCGCTTTGATTATTAGGCGCAAGATACAGAATAGCCGTTAGATAGCCATATTTTTGACCTTTTACAGTTTTAGCGTTATTATCAACATTTAAAAGTTTTTTAGACTTTGTAAATTTTAATTTCTTCATCAGTTATCAATTTGTTTTTTGATAACTTCAACACTATCAACAATATGACATAATGACCTACTAATGACATCTGGAACTCTAGCATATCCCATACCCAAACACTTTGAATATGATCTGACTAAATGAATTAAATCCATATCCAAGATATCAATATATTCTTCTTTCGATACTGAGAAATGCTGATTCAAATCGCCGTTCATATCGCAAGGTACTTTTCTTTTTTCTATTGTTGATTGTATTTCTAATAAATCTTTTACTTTCATTTTTAAATCCTTTCTAATTATCCCAATAACATGGGATAAACTAAAAGTCAAGTAAAATTTCTTTTTCTTTCACTATATAGATTTTTTCTTCCTGTATACTTGGAATCTGGCGGTGGCACATATCCGTTTTTTACCTTGTCGCGGTATAATGCGCCAAGCACAGCATTTTTCGTCGTATCAAATATTTTTCCAATTTCACTTGAGGTGTTGTATTTCACTAAATATTTCACTTGATTTAATTTTTCTTCCGTCCAAACTTTCGGTCTACCTGTCATTTTACCTCCTCAACATCTGTAATGCTATAATCAGCATTATAACCTGTTTTCCAACCATTTTCATAATCAGTACCCACCTCATCTATTTCTTCACGTGCCTTTTCTTCTGCTTCTTCCTTACTATTCGCTTTAAATACTTTTTTATAAGTTTCTTCACTCCATACATTTACTAAATATTTTTTCATTTTACCTCCTCAACATCAATAATCATAGGAAAACCATCAACTTCCCAACATTCTTGGGTTTTATTTCTAATATCAGATAAATCCATTTCATAAAATTTTTCTCTAGCACTTTCTTCATTGTCACTTTCAATATTCAAAATATGTGCCTCACTCGTTGAAACAGTAAACTTATATTTTTTCATTTTTCCTCCAATGCTCTTTCCAAGTTATTAATCGCGTTCCTCACGAACACTTTTATTTTTTCCTTTTCGTCAAATCTCTTTTTCTCTTTTAGAATCATTTTCTTGAAAGCTCTGCGAACATACAAATCGGACATTTCCGATACAGGCATATCCTCGCCCTTGCTCTTACTATGATAATATACTTCGTCAGTCATTAGTTATCCTTTCTAGTATAGGTTATGTGCGGTAACTTTTTACACAATCTTGCCACTATAGGTTATTCTGTTTCGTTTGTTTTCTCTTTAACCAAGACTATGAATAATATAATGTACATTCATAGAGAATATAGTTTGTTGTCCCGAAAATAATATTACTACTATTTTGACCTATATATCCTATATAGTTGAGATAAATTAAAAGTCAAGTTATTTTTTTTCTTGACTTATATTTTAATGGGATTATACAAATAAGTGCATAGGCGACGGAGTTATTCGGATAAGTCCTGTGCAATTTTAGAAAGGAAATTATGACTGAGGAATTATTCTGGCAACGCGTTACTAATTTGTGGACAATTTATCATAGCATTACAGATGATTTAGTGTATAAGGCTATGTGGGAAAGAAAGTTAAAAGAATTAATGCAGAAAGGATTTAAATAGTGAACATATTTTTTTTAGATGAAGATTCTTGGCTCTCAGCACAGTATTTGTGTGATAAGCATATTCCTAAAATGTTATTGGAAACAGCGCAAATGCTTTCCACATCATATCAACGATATAGAGGCATACAAAAAGGCTTATACAAACCCGCATATGAAAACCACCCTATGACAAAATGGGTAGGGGACAGTTTTTATAATTGGTGTTGGACTTATTGTCACGCGCAAGCTCTATCAGATGAATATACTTTTAGATTTAAAAAAATACACAAGACAACATCAACAGCATTAAAAGTCATAGATGATTTAATAGAACAAAAACCATTTGTAGAGGATATATTTCCACGCCACTATGTGTTTAAAAAATATAATCCGCCACAATGTATGCCAGATCAATACAGAAACAAGGATTACGTAACTGCCTATCGTAATTATTACAAGGGCGAAAAGACTTTCGCCAAATGGGAAAAAGGCAGACAACAACCAGAATGGTGGCAATAATGACAGAGTTTGAAATCCCAGATTATTACAATCAAAAAAAACCTAAGCCCGACAAGGAAGAAATTTTAATCGAGAGAAAATGTAATATTTGTGGCAAAAAGGCAAAGATGGGCAGGTTTGAGCGATATTGCAGTTTTACCTGTAAGCACAAGGCAACATATTTAGATACTACAAGTCACGGGATAAGGTTTAGATAATGTTTTTAATTATTTATTGGAAGTTGATTTTATTAATTTTAATTCTTCTACTTCTTTTACTTCTTTAACCTCAACACCAATCACCTCGCCGTTGATGATGTTATGATCGCGGATTTCCTTGAGTTTGGCTTCCAGTTCTGGCCTGGTCATATTATCCAATGAAGCCGTGACGACCTCTTTCCTGTCAACATAGAATCCAGCCAGCTGACCTCTGCGAAATTCAGCGTTGACCGCGGGACCCAACTGCCCATTTGTGACAGCAGTATCACGCAACCTGGCCAATTCTCTTGCGTGTCTAACAAAATCAATCTTACTGGCTTCGGCATATTCCTTTTGCAAATTTTCTATCGCTTCAACAACCAAAGGAAACATTTTTGGACTCCTTAAGTTGCAGGCAATGTTTGTTGCTGATTTCTCCGAGTACCCCGCTTCTTTGGCACAATCTGTCGGTGTCATGCGACCATTGGACTTAACAAACAAATGAATAAAAGCCCTTTGTTTCGGTGTTATTTTATTTACGTTTCCCATATCTTTTTCATTATAACACACCTTTTTAATTTTATATATATATTTTAAAAGTAAATATATATATAATTTATCAATTTACTCTCAAAAACCTCATATAGGTTATATAACTTAATTGTTGTATATAACCCTATATATAAC